GTCTGAATTTGACACTGCTTGAACAACAGTTTCATACATACCCACTTTAGCACTAGTAAATGTGCCTAGTCCATCTAGTTCATCTTCTTCAATAAATTTATCAATATTCCCAGGATCATAGACAATAGCTCCACAATATGCTGACATATCTAGTAGAAAACTAGATCTAGAGTTGGCAACACCTGCCATTGGTGTCTTTACAGGAACTACAGTGTACCCACCTTTTGTTGTTTTTGCAAAAGCCTCCATTACTACATCAGCAAAACCATGAGCAAATACGATAATAGGTCTACCATAACATTCTGTTCCCTCTACTGTCTGTTGAATAGCAGAGGGCACTTTTAGATCATTTATTGTCCCATCATATAGGAAGATAAGGCCATTGTCCATCTTTACTTGTTGGTTGGCTCTGTCATTTATAAATACCCTACCAATAGCACCAATATCTTTTAAAGCAGAAGTAACAATAAAGCCATCAATTGTCTCTACTCTAAGTTGATTGCCCTGAGCTTCCTCTATAAGAACATGTCCGTCTTCGCCTGCTTTTATAACTGCATCCACTGCAGCTTCAGCTATCTGTTGATCTCCATTACAAGAGATTCTAGCTACATCAATAAGTTCATTATTCTCTTTCACTTGCTTTGCATTGTTTTTTAAGAAAGGTACCACAACTGTGGTATATAAACGATTAAGTTCATTTACCATTCTTTGTGGATTATATTTAGGATTAGCATCTAGAAAATTAAGACCATGTTTAGTAATGGCTGCAGCCAAGACAATAGCAGTAGTGGTTCCATCACCGCATTCTTTTGCGGTGCGTAAACAGATTTCCTTAGCACTATCAATAATAATATTAGACTCAGCATTCTCCACTCCAAGAGACTTAGCTACAGTGACGCCATCTTTTGTGATCAGTGGTGGTCGCCCGTCACGCTCAATGATGACTGGGCGTCCTCCACTTCCAAAAGTTGAGCCGACGATAGCAGCCATTCCTTCAATTGAACTCTGAACAATTTGTCTAATCTTCTGTTTATCATAAGTAATACTCTTACTCTTACTTTTCTCAAAGTAACTCATATTTGCTCCTTTTAAATCTATTTGCCTTGTTCTTCATTAAATGCCTCAATTATCTTCTCATATTTCTTTATCTGCTTTTTGTCTTGCTCAAATCCAGCAAATGAATGACCTAGTTTTAAAGCAGCCCTAAGTGATCCAGTCCCACCACAGTAGGGATCAAATATCATGCTGGTTGGCAAGCAATTTGTCATTCTTATTAAGAGTTCAGCTAGATCAGTAGGGTAACTCTCGTCTAGCGAACCTGTCTCAACACGCCATAGATTGCCAGTACAAGATAGTTCATCGTGAATTTTTAGGTATTTGCGTAGAGGCAGGCGATCTAGTTTCCACACTGTGCCATTACAGAAGTGAAGTACGTACTCGTGAGAGTTAACTAGGTTGGTCTCAGAGCGCTTGCCTGGAAACCATGTCTTCTGTATGATTATATTGTCGATATGAGTGAATCCGACTTCAGTCATAATGTGGGCAATTTCAAATGGTCTAGCTTTTGCCTCTGTGGGAGCATAGCATATGAAAAATACTATTCCATTGGGGACCATGTGATTCTTTATCTTTTTAGCTAACTCAGTAAACTTTGTTGCATCCCAGCCATCTCTCTTGCGTATTGGTATGCGTGTAATGCACACCTCACAATTTGATGGCCAAATGGCTGCTGGATCCAATGGATCCAGCTCTTGGATTCTTACGGAGGTCTGAAATATAGAAGAGAGGTTATCAAGTTTTTGCTTCATAGAGCATATTATACTTCTAATGCTCTTATTGCTTAATCATAAATGTGCTATCAGCGTCCTGTTGAACCGAATCCACCATCACCTCTGTCTGTGTTCATATCTACTTGGTCAACTCTAGTTATATAGTAAAGACTATTAAACGGGTGAATGATTAGCTGAGCGATCTTGTCACCTTTCTTGATCACAAGAGGTTCTGTCCGCATAATTGGATATCCCTCCACATCGATGTGGCTAATAATGCTAACATTAGAATGTATGACATGGACAATACCGCGATATTCAGAATCAACAATTCCGGACCTCACAGAATGACCCTTACTTCCCAATCCGCTCTTCGTTGTGATCTCAGCATAGGTATTTGCTGGAAGTTCCAATCTAATGTTGAGAGGTGTTTTTCCAGATTGACCTGGAACTAAAGTAATATCCTCAGTTGCATATAAATCAAAGCCGGCGTCTGATACCCTTACTTTGCTAGGTAGTTGTCCACCTTCCTCAATTTGAACTTTAACTTCATAAATATCTCTATATAATTTATGTTGCAACTCTGCTAAATTTAACATTTCTTGCTTCTCTTGATCTGTAATTGGTTTTATCATATTCATTAAATATCCTCCTTCATTCATTAATATCATATTATACATATCTAATATTCCATAGTTGATTAAATTTATTGTCAATAAAAATGCCAAAAAGTAAACAAAAAACAGGCCTGTCCTTTGTATAATAATCTTATTATTAGATTTGTATAGTAAGTTAAGGCTGTTAAGCCTATTCTTCTTTGAAAAAGATTTAACTCTATACGCGTTTTCTTAAAAAACGCTGCCGTAATGGCTATCTTATGCTACTCTAAGCTATTAGTAGAGGTGGGTTAGAACTAAAGCTAACCATCTTATTAGCAGTACAGCTCAAACAATCTAATACAGCCCTTATGAATTGGCAAGCTGCCAATTCATCTGTGCACAAAGTGCACAGGACATTGCTATACAATAACCTTTCAGGTTATTGTAGGAAAGTAAATCTTTTTAGAAGAAGAGGATCAAAAATCAGGTGGTAGTGGGATAGATTTAGGATTTCAGGAATAAACTTTGACTAACTAAAGTATAATTGAACCCTATAAAGCTAAGAGGTAAGTATGGATAATCTTACAGAGAGTTTAGACAGAGGTCATTCCATGTTCACGATGGAACATGTTCAGCATATCTGTACCCTATCTTCTCTTATAGAGGCTAAGGATTATGCCTTATTGGTAGTGAAGAATAGTACTGCCAATGCCAAGAACAAACTCAATATAGCTAAGATGATATCGTGTAGCAGGTCGATACCTACGCTGGCTCTTAGTATGTCTAATCATATACTGGCTCATCCAAGTGAGCATTTAGCAGTATCTCGCGGGATATAATTAGCTCTTGTCTAGGATATCTGCTTCGACCTGGCTTAGACTTGTTTTGATATCTTCATCTGAGGGACCATCTGGCAATAGTGAAGAATCTTGGTCTGGTTGTAAGAATAGTGCTCTCTCTGCCTGTCTGCGACGAGTAAGACCAGCTAATACTTTGCCATCGGCTTTATTCCACCTAAGGAACTGATCGCCAACAGCCTCTCTATCTACAGTATCTTTGCCGGCATTGAGAAGTTTGAGTAGAGTTGAACCATGGAGTGAACCTAAACCAAGATTATATGCAAAGGACACTAGTGCTCCAAACTCATTGTCGGTGAGTTCCTCTGACACCATCTTTTCTACGCCTGCTGCTTTCTCATTTATCTCAAATTGGAGATATTCAGTGGCTTGTTCCTCTGTAATAGCAGGATCAGAGAGGATGACAGATTGTCCATTAGGATATGAGATGCTTCCAAAACCTATTGTCGGTATGCCAGCAGGGCATAAATAAGGTTTAAGGAATAATCCCTCGAAGGACTTCACGAGTTCAATTGTGGTTTTATTTACTTTTCTCATAGAGTTATTATACTATTACTACTCTTAATATATAAAGAATATAGGAGTAAAGTTTTACTCCATTGTACAATGGAATAAAGAGGTGTAAATGAAGACAATCAAAACAAACAATGGTGATTTAATAGTAGATGATGATATATATGACCTTATAAAGGATGCTCCCATTGCATGGAGTGGTTCTTATCCCTCTATTAGAATTCACCATCTAGTATGCAAACCTACTGATCCTAGTAAAGTAATTGATCACATTGATAGAAATCCACTTAATAATACGAAATTAAATTTAAGATCATGCTCAAAATCACAGAATGGACTCAATAAGATAAAACAAAAAGGTTATTTTACATCTAAATTTATGGGAGTATCTTTTCATAAAAAGACAAATAAATTTAGAATGCGAGTCTTGGGGATTAAGGACATAAATGATCCACAACATGAATTATATGATGCTAAATTTGATCTAGAAGAAGAAGCAGCTAGAGCTAGAGATATCTGTGCACTAGTTGTTTATGGCGAATATATAAATACTAATTTTCCGCGTGATACTTATAATGGACTTGATATGCTTGCAGAAGCAGAAAAATATAAAAAAGGTCGTATTAAAACTACCACATCTTGTACGTCAAGATATCGAGGTGTAAATATAAGAAAAAGAAATAATAACGTTAAAATAACTGCCACTATCAAGTATCAGAAAAAAGTATATTTTTTAGGTGTATTTGATACAGAAGAATTAGCAGCCTTAGCGTATAATACTAAAAGTCTAGAACTCAAAATTAAAAATCCTAAATTAAATCATATTAGTGGGCCATATCTTGTAGTATAGGATGACAGAGAGTGCAATGATATTAGCTATATAATTGAATATCAGCGGCCACTGGTAGGTTGGGAACACATAGATGAGTACTAGTACTTCGCCTATCAACCACATCATGAGGAATCCCCAAGATATACCATTAGAGTGCTTTTCTTGGAAGCACTTATAGGCCTGTGGAAATGCACAGAGCGCCATGAGCATAGATCCTGTCCATCCTATGAGCTCCATCATGGGAGGAAACAATCCTCATCTGGTTCCTCTAGAAGATTATCCAAGAGAACCTCAAATGCCTTCTCTATAGCATTAGTGACTGCATAGTCGATAGCGTCAGGAGTGACCTTGTCTTCTAGAGATTCTGATATGGAATATCTGATCTTCTGATAGATCTCTTTTAAAACCTTGCTCTGGCTCTTTCTAAACTTCATATTGGTTTCCTTTCGATTTATTTAATACTGTTCTTTAGACCAGCGGAGGCTTCACAAATTGATATACAACACTTGCATTGACTATTTAATATACCCTTAGATGTCAAGGGGAACTCAATCTTGGATTTTTCTAATTTACATTTACTGCATTGTTTCATATCTTAATCACCTTTACTTTATCCGTGATATCTTGGTAGAAACCGATTCTGCTTTGTGCATGTCTGTTCAGCATTGTTGAATCGACAATTTTATAATCTAAAATTAAAGCTTTTGTCTTTAGTCCCTGCTTTCTCAGGGCACGACCGACGGCCTGGATCACGGGACCACGTGATGCAGTAAATTGGGCCATAATTAATACATCGACGTTACGTGTATCACTTCCTTGGCCGATTTTTCCGTCAGTTCCGACGAGTCCCGGTACTCTACCGGCATTCAGGTCGTCTAAATAGCTCTGACTCTTCTTGTCCTCACCTGTGGCAAAGGGTATGCCTAGATTCTTACTGAGTTCTTCTCCATGAGCTACTTCATCTACTAGAATAAGTACGCTCTTTCCAGCTGCCATCATTGATCTAGCATCGCCTTCAATCCTTGCCTTCATAATGGGATTATTTAGTATATGTTCTTTATAAGACTTAAGTTTATCATCCTTGATATCTTTTCCGCCAGTATTAATCTCTCTTACAATAAATGATGGTATGGCAAGCCAACCATTATCTATTCCCCAACATACATCCCTGTTAATTAGAACAGGACCACATCCAGCAGTAATCATTATATCTTTGCCATCACTCCTGAAGTCAGTTGCAGTGAGACCAAATAGTTGTCCTACTTTAGCTAAGCCTTGAGCAATATCAAAGAAGGTGTTAGCTGCTATCATGTGTGTCTCATCAAACATGACCAAGCCAAGATCTGCTGTCTGGAACAGATCTATATTTCTAGTGACAGAGGCAGCAATACCGACAGTGATGTCTGCTATCTTCTTTTTTCCCTTGCCAAATAATGCTACTCTATTCTTTCCAAATGCACTTACTAGGCTATCGTAGAACTGACTAGCAATAGATTCGCTGGGAACGATAATAAGGGTTTTCCTTATTATCCTTTTGATAGCATTGATCATTATCAATGACTTGCCGAGACCCGTTGCAGCACAAATAAGACCGCGATTATTGTGTACCATTAGCTCAACACATTCGTCTTGGTAATCTCTCATTGGATGAGGTTTGACTACCCATGGGAGAGCAATAGTAGTTCCAGTACTCGCCCTCTTATCAATTATATTTCCCAATCTGTCCTTATATATATCGAAAAATGATGATGAGAATTTTAAAGTATTACCCTCTAATATAAATAAATTACCCTCTACTTCTTTCAAGAGTTGAGCATATAAGGGAGAATTTCTTGAGTATGGATTCCTAGACATTCTCTTAATCTGATACTGTTTCGACTTGTCGACGAAGTGTAGTTCAGCTTTAATTCTACTTAAGAGTATTGAGGAAGGATTAGTTACTTGTATAAGATCATTATTTATAATTGTTTGCATATATTCATTTTACTTATATATGCTGCACTTCTCTATGATGGTAATATTTGATCTCTGTATAATTGGATTATAAATTTGAATATAAAACATTTGGAGGTTCTATTAAAACTTGTAAAAAACAACTACATCTGTATTCAGATACGCTAAAGCAATGCCCAGAGTGCAGAAAAAGTTGGCTTCTCTCTAATAGAGAACAACATCTAAGTTCAATCAAGAATTGGACTTCTTTAAATAAGAGAAAAAGCAACAAATAACACTTGAGGAAAACATGGATAAAACGTTTGTAGGTAAGTTAAAAACTAATCTCACTTGGTGGTTAGGCAACAAAGGGTTTATCATTAATGATGAATATAAACTTGAATTACTGTTTTTAGACTTTAAAAACAAGTCAGCTAAGATTCGTATCACAAATCTTAAGACAAGTTTGGCGATCGAATCTTCAGATGAAACATCTGAGGTTTCTGATGGAAACAAGTAAGGCAATCAATACCATCTTTGATATTTGGGTTCTATCCCTAATTGGTAGGGATCGCTCTAAGCGATGTATACGACCAAATGTTGAAGAGTTATTTCAGAGTTGGATTGATGTAGGTGCCTCATTCGAGGATCTCTATGAGACTTGGCTGCCCAGAGCTATCAAGGCACACTTTCCATCTCAGGAAGTAGCTAAGGCATTCTATGTCAAGGTAAAAATGTTCAAGAGTGCTCACCTTAAAAAGAGTGAGAGTACTTTCTATAAAGATTGGCACACAGGGATAAAAGATGAGATCACTCAGGTGTTTCTAGAATACTTCCCAGCACCCACCCTTGAATCCTCTGAGGGACCAAAGATATACGGTAGTATGTCAGCTAGAGAATATGGTCTACAAAGGAAGCACGCCGACTCATATCCTATCTTAGATACAACAGAGTTGGAGAAGCAGTGGCATGCTCAAGACAACACATTGGATTTAGAGGAGTTAATTAAGCAGGTAATGCCAGCAAGCAATGGTGAGCAGCCATGAAGATAACACAGGAAGAACTCTTAGCAAAACTGAAGAAAAATAAACCAGCCGAAGTTCAGATCTCTTTAGAAGAGATTGAGTCATTTGGTAATATCGAGTCTCTTAGAGAGATGGTAACAGATATCTCCAAATATAATGCGATGTTGCAGGAGAAGATCGTCTTTGTCAACGATGCACTGTCTGCTGCGATCCCGTTTACAAAGGAAAACCTCTATCTAATCTGCGCGTTTACGGGCAGCGGGAAAAGTACCCTCGCTGCTAACATCACCTATCCGCTATGGAAGCAAGGTAAGAAGACTCTAGTCCTTTCCAACGAGGAGTCAAAGCAGGACGTACTATTCCGCATAGCATGCCTTGAGCTTGATCTAAACTTCAACGACTACAAAAAGGGCTATATGTCCCTAGAGGATCAGAAGCGAGCAATCCAACTGTTTCCAGAGATAGTGAAGTACGTCAAGGTCCTAGATGTCACCTACAAAGATGGCATCACGACCAAGGTCGAGGGCATAAAGAAAGCTCTGGAGGCCGTGAAGCAGGACGCGAGCTATAGTTGTGTTCTGATAGATTACTTTCAGCTCATCAAGTACTCTATGCTGGAACCAAAGAAGACCGCTTACGAGAATCTCAATGACCTTAGAGTGTGGCTGGGTCAGTACATCAAGGGGTCAACTGCGCCTGTCGTTCTCTTTGCACAACTTTACTCACTAAGTAAAAAAGGTGGTGCAAAGGATATCGACAGCAGGATGAAAGACTGCAGTGCTATAGTAGAACCAGCGACAGTGATCATCGAGGTAGTACCAAACTTTGATGCACAGACGACCGACTTCTTGATTGCAAAAGATAGGTTCGGTCGACAAGGCACAAAGGTAGTATGCGCCTTTGAGCGTGGCAAATATATTAAAATTACATCTGATGAGCTTGCAAAGCGCGAGTTGACAGCTAAGTTGAGAGTACAAGAAGAGAAACTAGGCAAATTAGAGGCAGCACTTGGGAGTAAGAAATGATTAGTACGAATCCATTACACAAAAAATGTTTAATCTGCAAGGGTGGCAGAAAAAATGACTGTCTTTACGTTCACCTCGACGAGAAGACTGGTCTTCCGTGGATTTGGTGCTCTGGCATTTGCCAGCGCGGTTATAGTCTGCAGCAGTACTGTGACATTGCCGGGGTCGATATAGAAGACTTTATTGCCGGCGGGATAGAGATAGTACAAGATGTTGACAATGAGGTCCAGGCGATGGCATGGCCAGCCAAATTCATCAGTCTTGCTGATCCTCGTGCCAAAGACGGCGTAGACTATATTAAGTCTAGAGGTCTCAACTTAGATGGTGACATGTATTATGATATAGAAGAGAGGGGCATAGTTTTCCCTATGTATTATCTACAGCACTACTGCGGAGCTCAAGTACGCTTCCTAGAGGAACGCATCAGAGATGACGGCAATGTGTGGAAGATAACAACAGTTCTAGGGACGAGATTGGGTCTACTACTGTATGGATGGAATCAAACAAAGTTTATGGCACAAGTTAAGGGAGTCATTGTCTGCGAGGGCGCGTTTAATGCGCTCACAATTCAGCAGGCGCTCAATCTTACTTATGGCGGTATATCTGCTAATCCCTGGCGCGTGGTTAGTTGCAGTGGGAGTGGCGCTTCTGAAATACAAAGAGAAGCCATCAGAGGACTCAAAGAAGCAGGATACAAGATAATAGTGGCACCAGACACAGATGAGGCTGGTTTTAAGATGTATGATAAATTCTTGAGATCCGAATCGATAACACACTGTGCTTTTACAGGTGATTCAGAGAGGGACTGGAATAACTATCTCAAGAAGATGGGTCATGCTGAGTTTGCCAAGTTCTTCCTATCCTGTATAAGACCAGTAGAGGTATAAGCTATGACCATCAAAACTAAGATACAACTTGCTATCGATAAGAAAGCCCAGAAGATACGCGAGCAACGTCTAGTCCGTGATAATACTACTGCTCAATCAATAATATTTACATTTTTTAGTAATACTGAGGACTCAATCCGCATGGGTTGCACCGATGGATACTCTCATACTATCCTACAAGAAGCTATATCCTTGATGATAAACAGTATCAAGTTGCTGGATCTAGCTAGTCGTGTTGAGGTAATCTTTACTAGTGATACTAATGTAGTTCAGGGAGTAAAGGTGAACTGGTCAGAAACATATCAGAGGGCAATGTCTTGCGACGCGACCCTCTACGTAGATGTTTCTGATATGCTATTTTTATAATTTATGGATGAGAAATAACATAAGCATCATAATTAGCTTTCAAAGCCTCATGATCGGCCATCAACCCCTTATCTGAGAAAAAAATAGTTAAAACAAAAACAAAAAAGTTACTGCTCCGATGACTTGCCATTTGAAAGTTGACAAACCTTCTATTTTTAGTTCAAGCACATCTACTCTCTGGTCTAGTTTTTATCCAAAGAGTCGAGGCGTCCGATTAGGTACTTTACAAGTTCATCGCTTCCCATTTAGTCCGCCACGTAAACTGCATCGAGAAACTCTGGGAGAGTCAATAGATAGATGTACGTGTTAGCAGGCGGGTTAGTATTTAACAGCGCTGCTTCTGAGTAATAAAGCTCATACTCTGCGCCTGATACTCCAAACTCCATTGTTGTGCAAAACGCTTTCGCTGCGTCTTTTGCCGTTCTTATCTTTATAAGAATCGAGTCTGATAAAGCAAACTCGATTTTTTCATATCCCCGTTTAGCATCGTAACAGTATGAAAATTGTTAATGTGTCCGGTGTTTTTAAATTCTTTATTGATTTATAAACCAATTTTTTGCTCCACCAGCTAATTGCCAATAACCACTCTGAACATCAGTAGTGTAAGTACCAGAAGTATGTGCAGTTAAACATCTAATCAGATAGCTATCTTTTAAAACTAGATCATCTACTGAATAAGTTTTAGCTGTAGTCCATTGTGGATTTATTCCACCA